AAGCAGATGGCAAGGCTAAAGGAGCAGGAACTCCAGTAGGTTGGGGTAGAGCAACAGATATAGTTGCTGGTAGAGCAATGTCTCTTAGCACTGTTAAAAGAATGTATTCATTTTTTTCTCGTCATGAAGTAGATAAAAAAGGTAAAGGGTTTTTTGATGGTCCAGAGTTTCCTTCTAATGGAAGAATTATGTGGGATGCTTGGGGTGGAGATGCAGGTTTTTCATGGAGCCGTGCAATTGTAGAAAGAGAAAAAAAGAAAGTAGAAAAGGCTTGGGTAGGTAGTCCATTTAGTTTAAGAAAGGGGTAGAAAGTGGAAGATTTGGGTGTTGAAGAATTAAAGCAGTTAATCAATTATTATAAACAAAGATCATCAGATCTTGAGTTTAGCGTATTACAATTACAAATGAAGTTAAATAAAATTATTTCTCTTCAAGAATCAAAACCAGCAACAAAAACTGTTGTAGAGAAAAAATAACATTTAAGCAATAGGAGAAATATGCAAGAGTTAATTGCAGTAGCCTTGACATTGCCTATTGCTTGGGCTATAATTAAAGTAATAAAGAAAAGGGCTAGAAAAAAATTTTCAAAAACCTTGTATCGTCAAAGCGACATACATAGTTTACTAAAATATTTTTTTTCTATCAAGTTATTAAACGAAGAGGAACGCCCTTCTCAGTTGACAAAACGCAAACAAAAGAGTATGATTAAAGTTATATTCTTAGATGACCAGGCATACTGGGTGTCTGATAATACGTTTTATGTTGCAGAGGCTGTAAACGGTGAAATTCAAAAACACACTGTAAAGCCAATAAACACAAACGGATTATCAAAAGGAGATCTTGATAAAATGCTATTCATTTTGGATAGCCTAAAGAACGGAAATAAAGATGATAGTGGCAGTACAGGGAACGAACGATTTTGATGATTACAACATCTTCATTCGTGCTATGGGTGTTGCCTTGTCTACAATGCGGGAAGACGATAAAGAGTTCGTAATATACTCTGTTGGACCTGCAAAAATAAATTCTTTTGTTTCTGAGTTTTGTAATTTATCAGAGCGTGGAATGAAAGCAAGAGGTCGTAAGATTAAATTTTATAAAGTGGCATCATCTTGGCTAGAAGAAAACATGGAAGCAGTTAACTACTTTGCATTCCTTTCTAAACCAAAACAACCTAACTCAAAATTAGTTGCTGTTGCTGAATTTAAAAATATAGAAGTAGGAATTTTTAGATACTAGGGGGAAGTATGATAATCAATAAACTAGAAACAATGGAAAAAATAGTTTCATCCAACTACATGCTTGATTGGGTTGGTTGGGATGTTGCAGAACGTAAAAAAACAGAGGCTGGCAGAACTGCAGTCAATGGTGTAAGAGTCAAAGGTCAGTGGTACACACAACGAGTATTTAAACTGAATCGTAATGGCTGGGATATTCCTAACAAATATAAGATGTAGGTGCCTAAATGAAACAGCACTTATGGAAAGACAATGCCGCTTGCCTGGGTCTTGAGAATAATTTATTTTTTGATAAATATGAAGAAGACGTAAATGTTAGACCAACCGTGGACTCTATCTGTAATTCTTGTCCAGTTAAAAAAACATGTTTTGCTGTTGGCATTTCTAATAAAGAGTGGGGAGTTTGGGGTGGTATTTATTTAGAAGGTGGAGACATATCAAGAGAGTTCAATAATCATAGAAACAAAGATGGTTGGGCAAAAACTTGGCAATCTCTTACTATGGAAAAATAAATGTATACAAACGAAATGCGTAGAGCCTTTCACTCTGTCATCCCCCCAAAAGGATTTAAAGTTCAAATTATTGACAATGAGCACTTCCTTACGATAAAATTAAACGAACGACAATTTGCTAGTATGGTGCATGATGAAAAGATAGAGGCACTAAAATATGTTGTTCAAATAAAAAAGGCTTTAGAGATGAATGGAGCAATTGTGTTAGTAACTAGGGAGCCATTAAAATAATGCAAACCTTTCTACCCTACAAAGATTATGATCAATGTGCAGAAATATTAGATAACAAAAGATTAAATAAACAGATATTAGAAGCCTATCAAATACTTAAGGTTTTATCTGGTCAATCTCCTTCAGGTGCTTGGCGTAATCATCCAGCGGTATTGATGTGGAAGAATGCTGAGTATTCGCTCAAGGCATACGCTAAAACCATGATTAAAGAGGCTAAGGCAAGGGGTATAAGGACAGAGAAGAACGAATCCAATATAGACGCTCTAGAGGCTATCTGTGGCGAAATTTGGGGTACTCAGAAGCCATTCTGGGCTATAGGATCAAACCCACACATAGATCGTATTAATATTACTCACAGGGCTAACCTATATCGCAAAGACCCTATCTACTATGCTGAGTTCTACAAGGATACTGCTAGTAAGTATAATAAGCCTTGCTGTGATAAGTGCTTATATTATTGGGTAACTCATGCTACCCGCTCAGTTTGACAATCTTTGGATAAGAGAGTACAATTGTAAACATGGAGGTATTCTTGGATAACATTATTGTTATAATTCTTGCTACATTTACCCTATCTTTTGCTATTGCTTATTTGTCTGTCTTACAGAAAATGTCTAAACTAACACAAGAATTTTCTAAACTTTTTATATCTCATAAATCTTTAAAAGATTTTGTTGAAAAAAATAACCTTGAATTTAAAAACGACAATGACATACACAAAGAAAATTTTATTAAATTTCTTTCAGATTCTAGAGACTGGGCATTTACATACATTGAAGATGTTCAAAAGGGTTTAGAAAAATTTATATCAAACGTAGAGCCAGAAATTGTCAATTTTGATGAGAATAGTTCCACATACGAAGGAACTGAATACCATGACTTTATGAAAAGAATTTCTGAACAATATAAAGAATTAAAGAAACTTATGCCAACAGATACTATAAGTAAAGATGCTTGATTTAAGAGGAATTCCAACCTGTAGGTGTCCCCAGTGTGGTGGAACTCTTTTTAGGGCTTTAGTTGGTTTTGATCCAGCAACATACACAATTTCTAACTATCATTTAGATATTCAGTGCAATGAGTGTGGGGCTTTAGCAACTGCTCCAACACCAGTAGACCATCCAACAAATCCAAGTGATGATATGGGGTTTAAAGAATGAAAGATATTCTGTTATCAACTATAACAGGTTTTGGGTGCGGTGTCGTGTTCGCAGCATTCAAATTGCCAGTGCCAGCACCACCAGTTTTTGCGGGAGTCGCAGGAATTGTTGGACTATGGCTTGGCTTTACAATACTAACACAAATTATATCCTAGGAGGAATAATGGAAAAACTAATAAACGATAAGACAAAAGCAATGCTAGCATCATATGGTCGCTCAGTTCTTGCATCAGGTCTTGCACTATACATGGCTGGCGTAACAGATCCAAAAGATCTATGGGCAGCACTTGTAGCAGCGATTGCACCTGTTGCATTAAGAGCAATTAATCCAAACGATCCAGCATTCGGTATTCTACCTGATGCCAAGGAAGTTGCAAAGGCTCTTAAGTCTGCAAAGGCACCAGCAAAGAAGGCTGCTAAGAAGTAATTTATCTTCTATCAGATAGCCAGTCTAGAGATAGGCTGGCTTTTCTGTTTACTCGTTTATAATTTGTAAATATTTATCTTTTAAAACTTCAACAGAAAAGTTATTAAATCCTATTTCTACAGCCTTATTTTTATAATCATTTATATTTCCACCCTCAATGTATTTATCAATTATTTTTGCCAATTTTTCTGGATTAGCCTCATAGATATTAACCATTGATTTGGTTTTAAACTCACCTATTTTTTTAGATTCTACTAACCATTTTTCTGGCAGTACTTGATTATTAGGGGAAACATCTGTCATAAAGACTGGCATACCACTTATTAAAGCCTCATTCATTGGCAAACATAACCCAGCATATCTTCTTGGCAATACCATTGCATCAAATCCATTATATAAATCTTCTCTATTTTTTACATTATCTTGGCTTAATGTTAGGCGTTTATCTTTTGTATTAAAATCTAATGGGGTTTGAGTTGTAACAACTAATTCATATTCTGCCTTAGAATATTTAAGCATTTCTATTACGGTGTCAGTTCCGTTTCTATCCTTGGCTGCCTTTTTACCACCAATATGAAGAATGCGTTTATGTGTTTTAAATAAATTATTTTGTCTTATATTATCAAACAAAGATGTATTTGTTGGTGGTGGAAGGTGTATTAATTTTGTTTTTGATCCAAACTTTTGATTGACTATATCCATGTTCCAAAGACTTGGCGATAGCAAAACATCAGGCAGTGCCCACTCTGGATTTGTCATATTTCCAAACAGTTCGTAATTGTATTGAAGAATAGTTTTTATATTTCTTTCTCTTGCAAGATTAACAAAATCTACACTATAAAAAGTTTCACAACTTATTACAACATCTAGATTTTCTAAAAATGATAGTATTTCTTTTGTTCTTGGCATACCTCTAAGTGTTTTAAGAACGTTATATCCGCTATACCATTCAGGATGCTGCTTGTTGTTATTAAAAAAGGCGGAATCAATAAGTAAAATCTTATCAGGATTAAGCATATTAACTAATTCCCTAGTTTGATTACCAAGTCCAGTATTATCACATCTTGCTATAATTCCTAGTCTCATTTTTTATACCCCCAAACATTATCATCTGTTGTAAATTTTTTTGTACCTTCACGACCATCTAAATGATAAGATCTTTTAATATGTTCTTCTGGGTGGTATATCCAAAGTTTATGTTTTTCCCAACCCTCTTCATTAAAAACATCATAAGGCAATATGTCGTCTTGCACTTTACCATGAAATGTATCTTCTATAAAAAATTTTTCTATACAGTTTGGCAATACAACTTCTCTATAATATTTTTTTCTACTTAGATGTGGTCTTTGACTCCACTGCGCCGTTTTCATAAACCCATCTTCTAAGCCAAGCATTAAGTGTTTATGTGGTTCTGGAATTGATGTTTCAAAATGAAAACGAATTGTATTAGCCTTATTATATTCAAACATGTCCAAACACTTATTCCAGTCTATTGGAATATCTGGAGTTAATGGGGCGTCGCCTTCAACATAAAGAAGCAATGGTGTTTTAATTTCGTGTATAGTTTGACGCATCATATTTGTTTGATGGCTGTGTTTGTCAAAAATTATTGGTAAAACGTTACGCCATTCATGTAAACATTTCCATAAAATACGACTCTTATACTCATCATAATCGTTTTTACGATTTATTTGTTCTTCTCTCAAACCATCTATTTGCATAATAATTTCATTATCTGGAAAATGTGCTCGAATAGATGCTACGGTCTCTTCAATCATATTAGTGTTAGGATGGCTTGGAATAACAGAAGTTGCCATTATAATTGTTACATCACTTTTTTGCATTTATTTGTCCCATAATCTTAATTGAAAGATCTCTTTTATATTTTATCCACCAAGCAACCGCTTTATGCATATTGTTTGGGTACTCTTCTAATAATTTTGGAATCATTCCACCTAGTTCATACCAATCCAAAACAGTTTTTATTGGCATATCTTCTTCAAATAGTTGCTTATAAAAATCAGTGTAAACATTTTTTGAATTTTTGTTATCAGCAATTGGAATTGACAACATTTCTAATATTTCATAAAATCTAAAGGTATCTATCACAACAGCACCAGCAGGGGCTGGACATATTTTTGCACTTGTCAAATTTTTATAATATTCTTTTGGTGTGTCACCTTGAGAAAATCCATTAGTTGGTTTATATAAAGAATTTTTTAATGTAGGCATAATTTCAGAAAGTTGTGCTCGTCTTACATGTGTTATTTGTCCGCCAAAATAAACATCATATTGTTTGTCAGTATATTCTGGTAAATTTTGTTTTAGATGTTGTGGAACTCCAACTGGTAATTTGTTATACTTTTTGTGTTTTTCATGAGGATATTGAATCCAAATATCTATGTTGTTATGATTAATTGCATTTATATTAAAAATTCCCTCTTCGTCTCCAGTTATAAATAAAACAACCTTTTTTATTTTTTTTAATTCTTCATTAATTTTTTGTTCATAACCAATATTTTGTGGACCAGGAATAACAACAAAAGCCTTTGTTGTATTAGGCAACTCTACTACCTTTATTTGTTCAATATTATTTTTATTAAATATTTCTTTTAACAAACCATAATCCCATTTATCAGCAGCACAATCTTCTTGTTTAACTGAATAAAGATATGCGTTTATCATTTTGTAGCCCTGACAAACATCCATTGTGAATGCATATGATTTTCAAAAACTAATTTACTAAATCCTATGTTGGTCAATATCTTTTCAATTTCAAACTGTGATGTCTGATAAGAGTAAGGAGAGTTTTCTTCTCCAACAACAAACTGAAAAAATATACTTCCTCCAT